CATTGCCGATTTGGTTCTTTCCCGGAAATACTCTTTCTGATATTTCCTCATTTTTGATACAGTCTCAATGAAATCATGTATCTCTTCCTGCGAAATAATCATTTCTTGAATAATTCTTGCCTCACGCTTTTCCGCCGGAGCATTGCCCGGACCTTACGCATGGCGTTTTCCTGGTTGATCGCCTGGACATACAGGCAAAACTGCCCGGCTTCCACTTTGTTGTTTTTGTTCAGCCGGCCGTCGATGGTCAACTGCAGTTCTTTCTTCATCGGCGCCTGTCGGAGTTCTCCGGTAGTCAGGTCGTATTCCCACAAAATCAGTCCTGGAATGCGCCTTTCTGAGCCAATGAACCGGTATTCTTTCCGTTGCTCATCTACCAGTTCCTTGGCTGCAGTGCGTGACAGTTCCGGTACAATCTGCTTCATTTGAACGATGTTTAAAGGGTAATCACGGCAGGCTTTACGGCCGTAAGATAATATCCTCTCCGGCGCAGTTCCCCGGCCAGGACATTGTCCGGAATGACGGAGAGGACCATGCGCATATCGACAGGCTGCAGCCCTTCAGAATTATTCTCCTGGCCACTCTGCGCAGCCGGCAGACGGGTCTCTTCTGCGGGGATCTCCTGCTTAGAGCGATCTACGGGGAACTCCTGCTTCGAGCGACGGCCACCGCGTCTGCGCCGGGGTTCCGGAGAAGGAGCATTCAGCACCTCGGCCGCCGTCATGACGGTCACCTCAGAGGACTCCAGGAGGCTGCGCAGTTCCACTGCAGGGGCTTCTCCGCCTTCAGGGACAGCCTGGCAATGGCTGTTGATGTAATACTTGTTTCCGTTGGCATCCTTCACATAGGAATGCACTTGGATGGCCTTCCCATCCTTGTCTTTGAACGTCGTATCGACGCCCGAAGATAATGTTCTTTCCTTTTCCATTAGATTACTGTTTTAAGTGTGTTTCCTGTTACGATGCTACCGTAGAGCGCGGAATCCATGAAAGTGCCTGTAAGGCCGCAGGATGAGGCTCCTCTGGCTTTTCTTCAGCCGACTTCAAGCCACCCTTCCGCTCGATAGACTCCAACTTCCTCACCAGCTGCTGCAAGTCTGCTACGGTGAGTTCATAAAACGGCTTGCCGGCAATCTTCTTTGAGGAGACGAAGGCGTTGATGCCGTCCCAGTTGTCGATGGTGTTGATGCCCAGGCGGCCGATGCGAAGAAGGGCAGAGGACCTCCAGCGCTTGAGTTCCGCCCTGGAAGGTGCGGACGCTTCCTCCAGGGCGCCGACCATCTGCATGTACTCCTTTCCGGTCATCTCCGTGAGATGATTCGTGCGGCCGTCAGTGAATTGCAGGACAAGTTCATCCTTGTCTACCTGCGGATGCTCCTTGAGCAGCGCGTAGAAATTTTTGTAGTTGCGTTTCATATACGATCGGTTTTTTCTATTGCTTCAAGTTCCTGGCGGGTCCTTATCCCGTTGGGAAAAAGACTCTTGAACGGCCTGTCCGGCGCTTCATATATCTGCCCGTCCCGGGTGGAGTGAGACTCCGTCAGGCCGTTCTTCTCGATGTACGCCTTGGCCTGCTGCCTGGTAATGCTCTTGCCCCTGGTCCGGATGAGCCCCATGCCGTCCCTCCAGACATCGAGCCGGCAATACTCCCAGAAGTAATCTCCCGTTATGTGGTCCTTAGTCCTTGACCGTACTACAATCGTTGCAATCATATCGTTATTCCTTTTTGCGTCCCTCCCAGTAGCGCTGGGCACCTTCCTCCCAGGTGACGAATTCCTTTGTCTTACCCATAAAGCGGCCCTTCGAGAACACCGTATGCCCTTCCACCCACAACTTCAGATCCGCCTCGTACATCATGTTCTGCGCGGCACGTCCCAGGGGACGCTTTCCGTCTGCCTGGGAGACCAGCACCAGCAGCTTGTTACGGAAGTGGCCCTGCAGCTCCTTGAAGGCCCGGGAACCGATGCCCATGGCCTGCACCGAGTCGATGATCACAAACTCCGGGCTCCTGGCCTTGTCAAGGCGCTCCGTCAGGCTCTCGACCGTCTCATTGTCCACCACCTGGAAGGCCTTCCCGCACTCCTGCATGCTGAACCGGCGAAGGGTGTTCTGGAAACTCAACCCGTACCCTTCCTCCTTCGACACGTAGAGCACCTTCCCGCAGGCGGCCAGCATCTTGGCAAAAGCCATCACGGCCGAACTCTTGCCGTTCCCGCTGTTGCCCCAGATGAAGACGATGCCGTGACGGGCGATCTCATCGCCCAGGCATCCCTGCCATTCCGGGGAGACCGGGAGCGTCCGGTTGCGCACCTGCAGCGCCTGTCCTGCCGAGAGAGAACGCTTCATGCTACTCCGATCCTTCCTGTTTACGCTTCAACAGTTCACGGCCCACCGACTGCTTCACGCGGCGGAGGTCATTCCCGTAGTCCTTCACGTCGGACTTCACACGGGCGATAGCCTGGGCATCCTGCAGGCCGTTGGCAAGGCAGATCTGCTCGATCTCACGGGCGCTCACCGGCGTGAGGTCGATATAGCGCCGGCAGATCCGGCTCTCGATCTCATCGTAGCCCTTCTTATCCTTCAGCACACCCCTGGTGATGCGTTTCTTGATGGCGGCCGTGGACAGGAACACAATCCCGCAGCGGTCCTCAAGGGCGTTGTAGATGGCGATAAAGTAGTACATCACGCTGTCGGCCAACTTGTCGGCCTCATCGAAGATAAGCAGCGGATGATCCAGGGTGACAAGGTGCTTCAGAATCTCCTGGAAGGACTCCCGGATGCTCATGCCGTTGGCACGCACCCCAACGGTACCGGCCAGCTCATGCACAAAGTCGGAACGGGTCATGTCAGGCGCACAGGTGAGGCGGAACACGTTCCGGTGCAGTGCCGCGTAGCTGGCAGCGGCCGTGCTCTTACCGATGCCGGCAGGGGCCGCAATCCACATTACCGAACTGTGCTGCTGGGCGTAGTCCAGGTACAGAGTCATGTCCTGGTAGGCGGCGGTTGAGAAGATCTGCCAGCCTTCATTCCGAACAAGCTGGGACTCCAGCCGGCGCCACATCTCCTCTGAAATCAGGTTCCATTTCTGATTGATGATGTTCGAGATGGTGGCGGCGCTGATATTCTTCAGCGAGGCGGCGGCCATGTTGTTGGAGGGGTAGCGCTGGCAGTACCGTGCCAGCCTGTTCCTCAATTCCATTTTTTTAGATTCATCCATATTGAACTGTTTTTTTGTGTGTATCGTCGCGTTTAAATCCTGTTCAAGGCAGCCGTGGGGTTGTATTGGGTACGCAGGCTGTCGGCCTTCTCCTGCTGGCCGAGGGTATCCGGATAGACCTCGGCCGGCTCCGGCTCCTCTGCGTTCCGGGCCTTTTCCACAAGCCGCTCATAACTCTTCTTGCTTTCATTGAGGGAGGAAAGGCCGGGATCCACCAATCCGTGCTGTTCCGGCGCCATGCCCTCGCGGTGCATCAGCTCGTCGAGGGCCAGCTGACGCTGGATCCTGTCGATCTTGTTCCGCTCATCCTGCTGCCGGAGGAAGCTCCGCTCCTCCGCAGTCTGGTCCTGCAGGGCACGGTGGTTCATCCTGTAGGGGCCGGCCTCTGCCACGAAGCGGTATCCGTACTGGTCCCGCGTCAGCAGGCGCACCGTGGAGAGATCGCGGGGGTCGTAGGAGACGTAGAACTCCCGGTCGGTGTTCTCCCGGCGCCAAAGCAGATCCGGCTCGCCGTCCTTGCCAAAAACCTCATACTGGAGTCTCTCTCCGGCAACGGTGAACCAGATGCCATAGGCGGTGAATTTCGAAGGCCTGGCCGTCGTGACATAAAACAGATCCCGGCGGATGGCGTCCGTCAGAGGGACAGCCTTCGGGTTCTCCGTGGACTGATAGACCTGAAGCCTGGAAAGTCCGGCATAGCGCTTCTTATCCGGATGCTCCATCGCATTCCAGCGCTGCCGGGCATTCATGTATATCTCCACCAACTCATTATAGGTGGGCAGTTTGTCGATATTGGCTTCGATGAATTCGCGGTGGATGCGTGCCTCGTCACTCTTGGCGGTGATGTTGCCGCCGGTATAGAACCACTCCTGATGAAGCACCTGTGCCTGGAAGCGGCCGAAGACGGACTCGATGGTCTTTGCAGGCGCCTGATGAGGGGCCGTGGTGCGGAAGCATGTGGCCACCTTCCGCAGCCACTCCTGGGCGTCGGCCCGCTTCGTGCCGCCCTGGTTGTCGGTCACGTACTCGTAAGGCTTACAGCCGGCGAACTCCAGGGCGTTC